AAGAAGTATCGACAGCATCTGCGCTGCTTCTGCTAGGTCTGGCTCTATCATTCAATCTAGAGAAGTGACTGTATCGGTTACGGCTTTGCTTGAACAGTATGATGCTGACCAGTATCGAAGATTCCGAGAAAACACAGATACCAAGTTTGAATACAACTTCGGAACTAAGTCAGGTGGTAACTGGGTTCCTGGTAAGTGCGGTTCTTTGTTTCTGCCGACCGCGACTATTTCTAGCTTTAACATCACTGATGATGATGGCTTGATAACTCTAGAAATGGAGCTAACAGCCTTTGTTAACAGCGATGGCGAGGGTGAGGCTTTCTTAAGCTTTGTGTAGGGTTCGATTTTCGCAGTAATGGTTATCGGCAGGTGGATACTTCTCTGCCTGCCTTTTTTCTTAACAAGCGTCGAGGTAAACAATGCATTTTGATTTCATCCCAGAGAAAGAGTCAGGGCTAACAGGTAAAGCTGTTTTAAAATCACTGTCGATTGAAGAACGCCTAGAGGTTGGCGAGATGTTGACTGATGACACTCATTTACTTTCATCAGATAACGATGGCGACAAGGCCAAGGTGTCAATGAAACTAATGAGGATAGCTTTAGGATTTGTCAAAAATCACATTGTTGAAGTCGGTATGAAAAATAAAGACGGTAAAGAATATAAATCATTTGACGATTTAAATGATGATGATGAATGCCATCCAATAATCATGGATATGGCCAAGGTGTATATGGAGAAGATAGACCTGGGAAAGCTCTTACGCGCTTAATAAAAGAGCAGGTCACTTATCTATATCGAGGACATAAGCTAACCAATGAAGCTTGTTATATAGTTGGCGAGTATATGTCTAGAAAGAGGCTAGCTGAGATAGGGGTTACATCTTCTATTAAGGATTTGCCTAGTTGGAAAGGTGAAGCTTTCGTCTTGATTTCATCTACAATTGATGAACTTCAGGAGAAAGATAGAAAGAAAAAAGGTAAATAAGATGGCTAATGACATTGAGTTTTCAGCAGGTCTAGATACCTCAGATGCCATCAAAAGTGTTAAGCGCTTTCAGAATGAAACCTCATCATCAATTAAAGGTATAACATCAGGCTTTGCTGCTCTAGGCGCTGTAGCTGGTGTTGCTGTAGCTGCCATTGCTACAGGTAAATTGTTCTCTGCTTTGCAAGCCGTTACTGCTGCTGCTGCTACTCAAGAGATAGCTGTTAACAAGATGAATACAGCTCTTAGACTGGCTGGCGATTTCTCTGCTGAAGCTTCTGAGGATATGCAGAAGTTTGCGTCTGATCTTCAGGCGGTTTCTACTATTGGCGATGAAACAAGCCTAGAAATGATCGGACTTGCTAAGAGTTTTGGCGCAACAAATGAACAAGCTAAACAGTTAGTAACTGCTGCTGCCGATTTGTCAGCATCTACAGGTATAGAACTAGAAAGCGCAGTAAGAAATCTAGGTAAGACGTTTGGCGGATTGACTGGCGAACTAGGTGAGTTAGTACCAGCCACTAGAAACCTGACAAAAGAACAGCTTCAATCAGGTGAAGCTATCGCGTTAGTTACGTCTAGATTTGGTGGAGCTGCTCAAGCTGCTGTGAATACTTACGGTGGAGCTATAGCTCAGCTAAGCAATACGTTTGGAGACTTCCAAGAATCTTTAGGCGCATTAATTACCAGCAACCCGATTGTAATTAGCTCCATAAAGCAGCTAACACAAGTATTTCAACTTCTCATTCAAGGTGTCAGCAATAATCAAGAGGCATTAGGAAGGTTAGTTTCTGCTGGCTTCAAGCTTCTACTAGATTCCATACCTGCGACAATTAGAGGGATTGAGTTCACTCTTATTGCTTTCAACTCACTCGGTAGCTCTGCTTTAAATATCACAACAGCAGTTCTCAGAATGACAAAAGCATTCTTAGATTTCGATGTTGTTCGATCCGTAGTTAATGCCATTGCAGAAGCGACTAGAACGCTAGCCTTTCAAACGGCGACTGCTCTTAAAGCCATTGCTGAAATGGTTCAAAAGATTCCTGGTGCCGAAGCTGTATTCGGTGACCTGGGAGTGAGCATAGATGGCGTTATAGAGAACTTAGGCGATTTCGGAGAATCACAAAAAGCAGCATTTGGAACTGATACCGCTCAAGACTTTATAGATAAGATAAATGACGCAGAGCAAGCGATACAGTTATTCTCTGATAACTCAGACCAGAACTTTGATGGGTTAATAGAAAAGCTAGCTTCATTTCGTGGTGACATAAACGCACTAATTGAAGCTGCTGCTAATGGAAGTTTAGACCTTGGAGACTTGAACGCTAATATCAATGCTTCAGGCTCTGTAGATAACAAAGAATTAATAGACGCTCTCAAGAACGCCAAAAAAGATGATAAGAAAAAAGAGAAGCCTACATTTGACCAAATGGTCGATACTTTCATACGCAAAGGTGGAGAACAAGGCGATGCTATCGCTAAGTTTATTCTAGATGGCCTTGAAGGTTTCAATGAATTATTCGGGCCTACCATAGCTACGTTCGCTAAGTTTGCTAGAGATATATGGACTGAAGGAGCAAGAATATTAGGTGAAGCTGCTAGGTTTGTAGGAGAAGAAGCCACAGCTTTTGTTACAGGAGCTTTAGGAGCAGTTCCTGCCAATGCTTTGCAGGGTAGAGCGGGAGCAGTTAACGTACTAGGCGCTGGCGCTGGTGCTGCTGCTGATGCTTTCGTTCCAGGTCTAGGATCTATTGTTAGCCCTATTGTTAAGACACTAGCAGAGCAAGGCGCTGAAGGTACTAAGGCTCTAGTGAAAGAATTCGCAGACGCCTTCCCAGAGCTAGTAAATAACTTAGTTGAAGCTGCTCCTGTATTTATAGAAGAACTAGCAAAGAATGCGGATAAGATAATCTTAGCTATTATTGGCGCATTGCCTCGTGTGATTGTCGCATTAATCAAAGCACAACCTAAGATAGCATTAGAGTTAGCCAAGGCTACAGGTAGAGCTGTTGAATCTATCTTCTTAACTCTGATAGGCGATTTGTCTAATGGGCTTGAAGAAATAACTGGATTTGTAGACCAAAACAAACTTACTGCGGAAGCTGCTGGTAATCAAATAAGAGCAGGTAGAGATGCATATATTGAAGGTTTACAGACTGCTAGAAACTTCTTTGCTAAGGATCTTCCTGAACTATACAAAAGCATTTTTAACAATCTTATCTCAACAATAGTTAATGGCGCTAAGTTGTTTGGTGTTTCAATAGCCACTAGCTTCAAGGGAGCATTTGCAGCAAGTATTCAGCCTTTGGTTAGCGGTTTAACAGCAGCTACAACATCAATGCAAAAATCACTATCTTCTGTAAGCAAAGCAGTTTCTTCGCTATCGAGTAACGGTACTAAGCTTTCTTCTGCTGTTAGTAAAATAGTGGCTTTGAAAACTCCATTTCAGAATCTCGTTAATGCCATCAATGGGTTGATAAATAGAGTTAGCGATGCTCTTACAGGTGGTGGAGTCAGCGATATTGGTGGTAGTGGTCAGGGTTTAATTCCTGATAGCGTTCCTATCCTTGGCGGCTTGGCTACAGGTGGTATAGTTGGCGGAAGCGGGAATAAGGATAATCAATTATTTGCATTAACGCCTGGTGAGCTAGTTGTTGATAGGTCTACAGGTCCAAGGCTAAATAAATTCTTGGATTCTTTTGATAACAGGTCAGACAATACAAACCAAGGCGGAGGTATCACAGACCAGCTATTGGTTAGGGTTATCGACCTACTGTCACAGCCTATTGAAACCAATGCGCAAATCAACATCAATGGCAGGTCATTAGCAGAAGCCATCTTAGAATTAAATAGATCCAATGCGAGGATAGCTTAAGATGTCTAGAAATAAACGCATAAGGTTTATGAACAACCAACTTGCTACAGAAGCGAATGCCTTTGCCAGCAGTGAAGCTAGCGGCTTCCCTCTATACCCTATATTTGAATCAACTAGGTCTAATGTTTTTAAGTTTGGCGGTCACTTCGAGATAGGTTCTACAAATAAATTCATCTATGCAAATGATGGATCTGATTTTAGTGTCTCGATTGATGAGGGCTCATACAATTATCTAACGCTAGCTGCGAAGATAGAAACACAGATGAACCTAATTAGCTCAAATTGGGTATGTTCATATAATGTTCTTACAAATAAGTTCATCTTAAACAGAACAACAGGAACTAAAATACTCAGGGTTTCTCAAAGCAATAATGCAATATGGGACACTATAGGATTTATAGGCTCTATTGATGAGATTGCTCCTGATGAGGCTGATGTAGCTAGAATACATACCTCAGAATATATCGAGATAGACCTGGGGACCTCTGCAAATCAGATAGGATTCATTGGAGCTATCGGTGCGATGGATGAACTATTCAGCATATCAAATGCTGCTGTGGTGACTATCAAAGGTCATAATGTTCTAGATGATTGGGCTACTCCTGCATTCTCTAAGGTCTGGGAATATAATCAAGCTGGTATTATGCAGTTTCTAGATGATGATGTTGGTACTGATACAGGCTATAGATATTGGCGATTAGAAATTGTGGATAGAACTAATTCTCTAGGACCAGAGGGAATAACCTTTTCTCATTTCCATATCGGAACTTATCTAACTCTGAATAATCGAAATGTAAATACTGGCTTCTCCAAGGAAATTATAGATCCATCGCTAGAGCAGACGTCAGAGGATGGGACACAGTATTTCTCAAGACGTACCAAGTACCTTTCAATTACAGGAACTTCTATAAACTATATGGATTCAGGAGATAGGGAAGAAATGGAACTTCTCTATCAGAACTTTGGTAAGCACAAGCCTCTGTTTGTTTCTTTAGATCCTACCCTATGTATATCAGCAGATATTTCAGAGATGACTAGATTCATGGGTTTCACGGAAGTTCCTAGATTTGAACATTTCAGGCAAAACATCTATTCAATGATATTCCAAATGAGAGAGGCTATCTGATGTCTTTTAATGGCTTCCTTTCATCTCAGAAAATCAATGTCCTTACTGCTGGTGAGAAGGGTCCTCTAGGTATCTTCTTTCCAGGCGATGACCAAGAAATGTCAAATGTCAGGGTTCAGATATACAAGCAGGGCAATGGCTCAGGCTCAGAGACTTTGCAGGTCAAATGCTATAACGACGAAGCTTTGACAAAGGAAGTTTATGCCAGCAATGTTGTAATCCTCACAGACGCAACAGGTGTAGCAACTAATTGGATTGGATGGATTAGGTTTGATTTCTCACCAAGAGTAAACATAGACCTAAATACAGGGTATTTCTTCACTCTTGAGACAGCAAACTATACGAGAAATGAAGATGTTTTCTACATTGGTTATTGTTTAGACTATGTTGATGAATATGCTAGCAATATAATTATCCCTTCTACTGCTGATATACCTGGAAAGTTTGAGGTATTTGGTTACAAATGACTTTTGAAGACAAAAAAAATCAAAAGGCAAGCGAGCGCTTTCTACTGGCTAGGATGATACCAAAGCGGTTTATCAATGACCTGCTTATTGACCAAGGCAGTGATTTGTATCTATACGCTTTCCCGGAGCCATTAGATTCTGTCGATAGAAATGGTGTCACTTTAACTAGAGTTGCTGGCATACCAACATCTTTTGATGAATGGAGCTATGAAGATGGATTGCTATATATAAAACTAGAAGATCCTCCAAACGCTGATACCAATGTTATTGTTATGTTCTATCTGCTTTTCTACACAACAGGCAGGGTGAGGGTAGCAGATGAGGAGCCTGGTAGCGGTAATATTAGCAGAGTATGGAAGCCTAGAATCTTATCAGAGATATTCTTAGGTCAATCGATTAAGAATATGCTTTATGGAACTCTTTCAACATCTACAACAAACTTCGCTATAGCCAACGCTGATAATGACTTTCAAAAATTCCTGACCATAGATGATTCATTCTATAATTCTAGAATGGAGATATGGATAGGAATTGATGATGTTGACGAAGTAAAGCGAGTGTTTTCTGGCGAGATAACTGCAATCCAAGTAGCAAATAAAGAGGTTAGGATTCAGCTTAAAGACGTATTTTCAAAGCTAGACCAAAAATGTTTAATGGGCGATTCTACAGATGAATCTTACTATCTCAAGAATGCTAATTCTTTCATAAATGTAGACCCTAATAAAGCAGGTACTCCCGTACCTTATTTTGCAACGCCACTAAGCAGACATAAGACTATCGGCTCTGCTGATGTTATCTACATCAATGACTTCGAGAACTATCTAGACTGGACTGATGTAGACGGAACTCATGCTATAGACATAAATGAAGGTTATTATTCACCTTCAGACCTCGCTGTGATTATGGCATCTAGAATGAATACCCAGACAACAACAGTTACCATATCTGTTACCTATTATAGCGAGTATCGCAAGTTTCTATTCTCTGCTAGTGGCGGAGGGACTTCGCTAACAATGCTATGGAATACAGGTGCTAATGTAGGTTTCTCTATAGCTAATAGAATTGGTTTCACAGGTAATAGCGATACTAGTAATACTGTGTTTAGCATAGGCGGATTGCCTGTTAATGGCGTCTACTCAGACCACCCGATACAAATACCTGTTGAGAGATTAGATCAGAATTCTATGATTGAATCTGTTTGTACAGTTCATTCTAAGTTCTCAAACAAATCATCAAATAGAAGATGGGGAATAGGAAGATTCAACAGCGATGGACCTAGGCAGTTAGTTTTTGACGTTCAAGTAGGTGTCGATTTTAAAACACAAGCTCCTGTAAATATATCAGGTGATACCACAAAGAACTGGCAGAACTTCCATATGGTGAACTTCTCCGGTGCTAACAATAACATCATAATTGGTGATTCTTTCAAGTGGACTAATGCAGCAGTAACTCTGACTTGTTTTGCTATATGCGTATTAGATCAAGAATTCACCTATAATGGGTCTACATATACTCATGCCTTTGTGGTCATTGACCAGTCTACAAAAGATGGCTTTAATTTCCTGACTCTGAATGCAGGCGACACTTGGCATTCAAATGATGCTCCTGCTGTCATGGTTCGTGAAAACGCTTCAGGTAGATATTGGCATCTGTTCTATGAGAAGCATTTCACTACAACTATCGAGACTTTGCCAAGTGGCAATAAGTTTCAGTATCTAACTTTGGTATCTAGTGCTGAAAACGATATGGTTTATTATCAAGAGGATTTCACTAGAGCAGACGCTTATCTGTATCGTGGTTATCCGATTGGAGAGTATTCAAATCTAAGCAATAAAATCATCAGCGATATAGTTCCTAAGTCAGCTATCAACCCTTCAGATCATAGCGTATTAATTAGAGCTGGCTGTAAAGATAATATACTACATGGCGATGTCTTAAAGGCTATCGCACTAGCAACAGGAATAGGTGTAGAAACAACTTCCTTTGATGATGCTAATACAGAACTGGCAGTTAGAACAGCTTTCACTATGCCAAATGCAGGCGATACTGATTTTAAGACTTATCGCGAATATGCAGAGGATATTCTGAAATCGACGTTAGGTATTTTGGTTGTAGATAACAATTTTGATCTTCAGTATTTCCTGCTCAATGCTCCTGCGGGAGTATTCGCGACTAGCAACAAATTATATTTAAGAGATACTTTAGACGTAGAAATAAACTATGAGGATATTATCACTGAGATTGTAGCCAGCAATTCTGAATACAATAGTGATAGGATTCTATCTCTAGCCAACTCACCTAGCGTTTCTCGTAAGAATAACAAGGCAAGGCATCTACAGCAGATAGAGAAAACTATCAATTTAGAGCATGTTCTTGAAGAGATGGAAACGAGAATAGATGATATCATGGCTTTGAGAAACAATCGTATAGCTGTTTATAAGTGGTCAGAAGCTACAGATAAGATTGACGCGATACTTGGCGGCGACCTTATTTTAGAGAGTAATGAAATACTAGGCAACTTAGGTTCTATCGATTTGAAGATACTAACTATTGATAAATCTACAGGCAAAATAAACGTAGAAGCATCAGATTTGGGAGACTTATAGGAATGTCAGAAATTAAAACATTGCAATTTGCTGAAGGTTCTTCTGTAACAGTTCCTTTACCTATAGGGTCTGCTGGCGGTTCTGGCTCTGGTGAAGTCAACTATGTTACCAACAACAACGGGCTATCAGACCTAGACCAGACTTCTACAGATGATATTGGGGACTGGCTAGATTCCGGAACTGGTATCACATCTTCAATCTCGACAACATCATCAGAGATACCTAGATATCCATTTCAAACGACAGCTATCAAGCTCAACAATGATGGCAGTAGCACAGGCTATACCCAAATACGCTTTGAAGTTCCTCCTGCTGACAGAAATAAGAAGCTTAAGATTGAGTGGGCTCAGTTGGTAGGAGCTGCATATGCGACCGGCGATTTCTCTCTAGAGCTTTACAACTATTCTGATAACTATGCGACAGGAGAGACAGCGGTCAGCTTGCATGGATCTAGCGATATTCCCGCGCAGACTGGCGTTTACTATAACGGTTTCGATGCTGATAACCGTCAATACTATGAGCTAAGAATAGTTCGCGTTACAGGTGGCGCAACATCTACGCATTTCATTGCTATCAATGATTTTATTGTAGGACCAGGCAAGCTGCACAGCGGTGCTGTTGTTACGGCTTGGCAAGATTATACTCCCGCCGGGGACCCTGGTATCGGGTTAACTTGGTCCAATAGTTGGGCTAGATACCGCAGAGTTGGCGATAGTATAGACTTAGATATGCGCTTTGTTGTGGTCAGTGGGTCGCCTGCTGGCTCTGTAGACTTTAATGATGCAGACTATCTGCCTCCCGGCCTTACTTATGCTTTAGGGCAAAAGCCTGCTAGCGGTTCTTGGAATGTTACAGACATTAGCGCAGGCAGCACAGCAAATCAGGCTGGCGGTGTTATTGATATGAATCAGTCCAATGGATCTGCGCGATTTGTTGGCGCTACCCTTGCGTCTGATATTGTAGATGATTCATTTCCAATGGCTTGGGCCGCAGGTGATTTATTCGATATTCATATTTCTGGATTGCCTATTGAAGAATGGGAAGGCTCCGGTGTTCTCAATGTCATTACCCAAGATAATTTGAGTGAGTGGCAAGACTACACTCCGACATTCAGCGCGGCTTGGGGTACAACATCTTCTGTCAATTTTGCTTGGCGTAAAGTCGGTGACTCGATTGAAATAAAAGGGTCGGCAATTGCCGGAACTACTACTACGGGCGCAGGAACTATATCAATACCAAGCGGCTTAACCATAACAGGGGTGGCTGGCACGGGTAGAATCACGCGAGGTACTACAGCGGGTCCTAACGATTTAGTTCTCAGGACTGGCTCAAATGTAATGATAGTAGATGACAATCTTTCATCTACTGGGAACCTCAATTCTTTCATAGCCGCAAGCGAACCAATTGCGATAGAAGCTACTTGGCCTATTGCTGAGTGGGCAGGCTCTCAATCTTCGCTGGTTGGGTTTAGTCATGCTAGTGAAGATCAGAATGGCTTAGTTAAGCGTAATAAGTGGCAGCGTAAGAAACTGACTGCTGATGTTACCGCCACAACCGCAGATGTCACCGATCTAAAATTTTCAAATCTAACAATAGGCAAAACGTATCGCGTCATGGTGCAGGCTTCATTCCAGGTTGCGGGTACATCTGGAACGGAGATAGCCAACTTAAATATATTAAACAATAGCGTTACGATAGCCACGGCTAAAATGAGACTGGTGAGCCCGGCGGGAGCCAATGAAGAGCAAGTTTATTCATCTGAGGGAACATTCGTCGCAGCAGCAACTACCGTAGTTTTTTCGTTCAGTGAGTCAGGAACCACAGTCCTCAAGGGTAATAACGACTACGTAGAAACCTGGGCAATGATCGAAGAACTAGACAACTACGGCGCAGAATCGAGTGACTTTTAAATAAAGGGAATAGCTTTGCTTAAACTAGGTTCGCATATAATCATTTTGGTTCTTTCATTTTCATGCGCTAGCTCTGGGAGTGATAGGAATGAAAAAAGGTCTGATACTCCCGATGATATACAGGCTATTTACGATAAGGCAGTTGATCGTCTTACATCAGACTATCTCGAAGATAACTGGGTGGTATCGCGCGATCAAGATGGCTCGACTGAACATGAAGGCGATTCGCTACTTTGGACGGGGTTAGCTATGGCTTCCCTTCCATGCGACAAAGGCGAAGCTATCGAGGATAGAATGATTCAGATGTTTAACTCGAACTCCGGCGCAATGGTTCGCTATGAGCCTCTAGGGGAATACGCTAACGGTAGAGAGATAACATTCGATGGCGCTACTGGCTTATATTATGGGGTCTATCAGCGCCTAAAGAACTGCGGCAATCATGATAAGTGGTACGATACTTGGAAGCAGCACACAGACTATCTAGAAGATAACGATTATGTTTTGCATCCCAATGTCACTGCTACAGTTTTGCCTCAGTTTAATGCCATCCGTGATTACATTTCTTACATGCTAGATCAAGGTGAAGAACCTAGCAAAGTTCGATATAGAGGCTTAGAAGCGCAAGCTATCACTTGGTCTAGTATAAACATCGAAGCTAGAAAATCATGCTTTCCTGTTCACCTAAGTTTCCTCTATCTGTCATTCTTAGAAGATTCAGGCAACCTGTTAGCTGCTGCTCACGAGAGCTTTTGTTATGCGACTGAAGAGGCTAACCTGCCTATCATGGACCACTGGTGCGCTAGGCGTGATATTCTCGATTGGGTAGAAAACGAGTTTCAATATAATCAATGGGAATATAGGCATCAAAGATGTAGCGCTGATAACTGGGAAACCCCAGACGGCAATGGCCTAGCTACTCCCGCGATGGATCTAATATTTGGGATATGGTTCGCTTATCCAGAGGTAGTCAAGTGATAGCTGATATTGCCGATAAAGTTATCACAGGCGCAGCAACCTCGGTTCTGGTCGCTATGATATTCTGGACTGGCAATAAGATAGGTTGGGTTTTCTCCTGCACAAAGCAGAATAGAAAAGATCTAAATGAAGCTTTTCGCAAAATAAGGGAACTAGAGCATGAGCTTAACAGAGAAGATAACGACTGAAGAAACCAAGTGGTATAAATCAAAGCGCTTCTACACGACAATGATAACAGCAATGCTGCCTCTCATCCCACCTGTAGCAGACCTAGCTTCTAAGTATCCTGAAGTTTATTCAGCGGTATTAGCTGCGATGTTTGGATGGGTTGGGCTTAAGACTAAACGTCCTATCAGCTTCAAAGGTTAGATCTTCTATTTTTACTAGAAGCGTTGAACGACAGCTACAGTTAAACCATAATCCACTGTGGTCTAACTGGCTGTTTTTTGGCGCTACGGTATGAACTGCTCCACAGCAGTTACATTTCTTTTCAGGAATCATGATTTCATAGTGTTGGGTCATGCTCATCCCTGCAATCATAATCAGGCTCTAGATCCCAGTTGTTTCCTCGGTCATCGTCTTCAGAAACCGCTACGGGCTTTTTGTTCTTAAAAGGATCTGGCTTATTCATTTGAATAACTCCGATTGCATTCTAGCTAATACTACCAAATGAGTATCGATTAGCGTTTTTAAATCTGTCATTATCTGCGCAGTCTGCTCTATATCAGCGCTACCCGATGCTAACTGCTCTAGAACTTTGGTGAAACACTTAGATGCTTCAAGCTTGCTATCCATAAAAATACCTCCCGACAAGTTATATATATAATCCATCGGAAGGTGTAAAGGGGTTACCTGAGCATGTTCAGATAATGATGTAAATACAAGGCATTAGAACGGTATCTCCATCTCTTCTTGAGGCTTAGAATTGGAAGATTGATAGTCATCGGTCTGGGCTTTCTTCTCACCTGTCTGAAGGAAGTCAACGCTACTGGCTACAATCTCGACAGCGGTTTTTTTCTCGCCATCTTTGTTCTCATAGCTTCTGATATCAAGGCGACCGTCAACTTTGACTAGCGAGCCTTTGCTTAGATACTTGCCACAGTTTTCAGCGACCTTTCCCCAAACGACGATATTAAACCAGTTAGTTACCTTCTCTTTTTTCACTACCTCATTGACAGCGATTGAGAACTTGCACAGATGGGTGTCATTGATAGGCTTCATCTCTGGTGGTTTGCCGAGATGCCCGACTAGGGAAACGTAGTTCTTCATTCATATCTCCTGTATATGTGATTTGATCTTCTCTCTACCGCAACGCTTACACTTAAATAAAACGACAATCATGCCCTTCCAATGCAGGATAGGCTTGAATTCATCGTCATGATTACAGAATAGACTTCTAATCCAGAGAATCATTTTGTGACGTTCTTTATATGAATCCTGTAGATGATGAAAATAAACAGGGCTATCAGCGAGAACCAACCAACGCTTAGACCGAATAGAAAATGAAGTAGGTTGTCAGTCACTAGGAGATACCTCCAAAGCTATATTATACTTACAATCTTCTAGCGTGAGTTCTTTCTCTAGAAGTGAAGCGCTCAACTCAGACCAGCGATCCCTTTCTATCCCGTAGCTTTTGAAAACATCAGCCAGCCATAGCTTCTGATAGTCTTTACCCTCATAAATTTGATCCTCGATACGATTAACGTCTATATCGATAACTTCGCCTTCTTCATTGACGTGCGCTCCCATTTCTTCTGGAACGTACGAAGCTCCGCTAATGCAATCAGCAAACCTAGCTCTAGCCATACGACTAATACACCTAGCTCGTAGCATATCCGTCGGGTATTTTTTCCAGTTGTCTTTGGTGTCGAGTTTAGCAAGCTTGGCATCCTCCATCGTGTATGAAAATTCTGCTGGCTGATGACCGGGACGGGTTGCGACGATAACGCAGGCTTCAGAATCATTCTGCTTGTAGTCGATAATCGCGCCTGGACAGCGCTGATAGATGAGAGACAGCATAACTTCAGGCGGAACGGTAGGTTTCCCCTGAATGATGTTGATATGGGTTAGGGCATAGACAGGAGGCAATCCCAACTCTATGCCTTTCGCCATTATCATCATTGCTTGTTCTGGGCTTTTGATAGAGGCAGGAAGAAACCCGCTTTTAAGATAGACCGTTGCTTGGCTATGCATTTCTTTGAACGATGTTGGCACTAGCTGGTTAGACATTATGCTTCTCCTATTAGTTTCAGATAAAGCGTTTCAGTGGTTCTAACATCGTCTAGGTTGTATTGCTTCAGAGATTCCCAGTCATCATCTTCCCAAAACTTAAGAGCTGCTTTGCCGTCTTTTTGAGAGTCTCGATTGATGTCTAGAAGCCACTCGATATCAGATAGCCCTACCATATTGCGCCTATCTATCATCAACATAGTGTCTTGATGCCTGCATTCTGGCTGTAACCAAGATGGCATCGAGATATTATTAGCCAAATGTCTGACTCTCAAGAAAGGAAGGTCAAAGCCTACGCTGTTGTGCCCAACGTATGCGCCAATTTCTTTACCAGATAGAAAGATATTGATTTCTCTCAGTAGCGTAGCTTCATCTTTATGTATAAAGAAATGGAAGTCGCCATTATAGCTCAAGCCCATACAGGTTACGCGACCAGTTATAGGAGACAATGCAGCTTGACTAAGTTTCTTAGCTTTCTTATCTGCTATATCAGCGGCAATCTTCGCAGGATCTTTGAGCCTAGAGTCTGGCTTGATTTCTTTTTGCTCAATGAATTCTTCGGCTCTATCGCTTTTGTAGGTTTCTATGTCAAAAACAACGTAGGGTTTCATATTTAAGATTATCCTATTTTAAATATTCTGGTATCAAAACTTTGAAAGCTTCCCTTAAGAGAATGGCGCATCCATCCACTCTCTCATTACGTTGAGATGTTTCTATCCGAACTAGAGCAAGCCAACAATTATCTATAGCTTCATTGTATTTTTCCTTAAGGTCAGACCTAAGATCGAAGGGCTGCTTGTTGTTGAACAGTTCACGCCATATGTTTATGAACAGAATTGTTTTTCTCGGACCATCGCAGTTAAACATTGCCTCAACATATTGAGCTACTTCTATGGCTGTATAAGTGCGTTCATTCAGTTTCGTTTCTTCACTCATCAATCCTCTCCCGATACTAATCTAACAACTCGCTTACCAGGCTTTAAATCACTTTGTTTGATGATGTTGCGAAGATAATCACGCGACCGCTCAACAACCTTATCAACTCGCCTGCTAACCCTCTCCTGTTCGATTCCCCAACATGACTCGCAGACCGTAGGATTTAACTCCTGCATAATCCCGCGTCTTGGATCATCTATTATATAGGTCCCTTTTTCTTTGCAGACCTCGCACCTGTAATATTGCATTGACCTAAACTCCCATATATCTATAATCCTCTGGTAACCCTGCGGAGGAGATTATATATATGACATCACTACGTCAACTACTATTCCAGCTAAGAATCAGCCAGCAAGATATTCTCAGAGAGGCCAATAAAAGAGCTAAAAAGAAGGTATATCAGGCTAGGGTATCGAAGATAATGAACGGCAAGTGTGAAGCTACCGAGTTCGAGAAAAACAAGATTAGGCTGGCTTTAAGCTGTCTAGGAGTGAGCGATGCAAAGATTCTCAAGATTCGTGAGCTGGTTAGCGCGGCACGTAAGGCCTAGCTATTGGAAGGGTAAGTTTAAAGTAACTTTCACCAAAAGATTCTAGCGTCCTGTTAGGGTTCATGCGCTATATGTAGCGTTTTAAGAATCTTCTAGACTATTTGTATCGTTTGTTTAACTATCTCCAAACTGTCCCAGACAAACAAAAACCAGCATGGTCGGTGCTGGCTTTGTATCTAACTCACTTGGTCGCCTTGGTATCGGAGATTGTATGGTTTTATCCAATAAGAAGTTAAAAGACAAGGAAATAATAAGCCTAATGACTGAGGTCATGTTGGGCAATCGCGGATTTAATTCAGACGGTTTATTAGCATGGCAAAACGAGATTATCGTAGTTAAAGACGGCGGGAAAAAGAGAGCATATCTAGCTGACGAAAATAAAGTTTTAGAGCCTATAGATATCGAGGGAATAGTTTCTGAAATACTTTCCTATAAAAGAGCTAATACAGATGTTGATTTTCATCTCGATTATGATTTGGCTGCTAAGATAGCCAGAACCTACATTAGTAGCGCAATACCGATAGAACCACCTGCTCCTGTTCTTGGATTTGAAGATGATGGCTATTGCTTTCATCGCCACCCTTATATGCTTCTAGACGAAATCAATACTGATACAATGCTTTCCGTTTGCCCTTTGTTCGCTGAGTGGATCGAGCGAGTGAAAACAAACCGTGAGGCATTGATTCACTTCATTGGTTCTATCTTTGTCGCCGATAGTTATAACCAGCAGTATCTCATCTTGAAAGGATCTGGCCGCGACGGCAAAGGCTCGCTCCTGCAATGTCTATCGGATTTCTTCGGGCCAACTTTCACTGTCTCATATTCAGATAGGGTCAAGGCGAAAGAATGGACTAGCGATACCTATGGAAAGAGAGTTGTTGCATTCCCAGACGCTCAGTATCTCAGCTTTGCTAATACAGAAGTATTCAAGGGAATCACAGGAGGCGACCCTGTTAGCTATCGCTTCCTTTATGAAAAAGCTTTCACTGGCGTTTCCGATGCCAAGTTTATTATCTGCACAAATGAAGATGTAGACGTAACAATGATGGCCAGCGACAAACGGCGCAGAATCTTCGCTGAGATTACTACAGGTCAGAACAGACTAGATTACGTGAAAGAACTTAAGGAAGAAGCTCCTACTTTCTTCTCCTGGTGTCGTGCTGAATATTTACGCAATTGTGATATCAGCATGCCGATTCCCACAGATGAAAGTGTAGAGATTTCGCTCGAGGATAATTCAGTCGATTTGTTTGATGAGTTCTTTGACCAATATTTGTGCAATGCGGGATCGTGCCGCCGTAGCTACGTCTATCAACTTTTTTATTCCCAATTCTCGAAATCGAGAAAAGAGTGGCGTCGATTCAAAACTTATCTAGCCAAGTATCACAACGCAGAAGAAAAGCGATTGGATGGCCGCTGGAGATTTACGGGAGTTTCTGTAAGAGCCTTAAATCACTCACTGCAAAAAAAATAGACAGGGTTATCCACAGATGCTGTTTTATTTATGAACAGGGGTTTCAATTTGCAATGCAAATGCAAGGATAAATCGGGATTTGCAACCCAAAAAATAGTTAATGATTCTACTGTTTTGACAACTATAACAACTATAATTCTTCTTTTTAAATATAAAAGAGTAAATATATATAGAGTATATAATATACAGATTACAGAAAAAGTTTTGTGGCGTTTGCATGCTTATAGGGTTGCATAGGGTTGCAAGAGACAAAAGTTATCCACAGGGGAGTGAAGATGACAGCAAGGAAGCTAGACCCGTCAAAGCTATTAGTTCTCTGTGATAAACGTGAACAGCTACCATGGGATATGGACCCTCTACCTGTGAAACGCGCAACGCTTCAGACCGGCGACTACACGTTAGCCTCTCTAGCGTCTGAGATAGCCATAGAACGCAAGAGCCTGGATGACCTGCTTGGTTGTATAGGTTCTGGCCGCGATCGATTTGAGAGGGAATTAGAGCGTCTGAGAGCGTTTCCCCTTCGTGCGGTCATTGTGGAGGCGAATTGGGGAGATATCGAGACAGGCGCCTATAGGAGCAAGGTGCATCCAAATGCGGCAATTGGCTCAATATGCGGCTGGATGGCTTCAGGGATTCCATTCTACTTTGCTGGCAGGAGAGACAGGGCTGCAAAACTTGCCGGTCGGATGATGTTCATTTATGCATCACGTAAATTCTCTCAAATGATTCAACTTCAAGATTGCATCTAGCTTCGCTATTTGATACTTCAGGGTAAATTATATATATTCCTGGGAGCAGCAAAGCTTTGGACGATCCTCTACTAATGACCCGCGATGAATTTAAGCTTCAGTACGAATACGCTAGGCGTTGCTATTGCGAGATGTGTACTAAGCGTAGGGTTCTGCATTTCTATGATGGCAAGGCAGTTTGTTACGACTGCGCTTGCTGGGTAGAAAAGGAAAGTAAAAAGGCTGATTCACAAAAGTAGGCCAGTTCAATGGAGAAGCTAAGTGAACATTGAAGAATTAGTGCAGGTGAGCATTGACCCACAAATTTTGGGAGTGCAGGCATTGCGGGCATACCAAAGAAATCTGCAAAACTTCTAATGAAGGTTAATGGGGAAGCTAGATGAACTTGAAGGAGAAACTATGAAATTAGTATTGGTAGTTGGTATGTCATTTTGGCTTACAGGTTGCGGTGGGTGTGCGCGAACCTTCACGAAATGGACTGGTGAGCTTACTTATAAATGCTCCAAGTCTGGTGTTGAGTATGTTCAAGCCGACAGTGGAATTGCTGTTCATGTAGACGGTGAAGGTAATCCTATACGATGTTCGGAGGACTGAAGCTAGTATCCAAGTTGTGTATGGGAGGCTTCCAGGTGACACTCAAAGAAGCTTTAGAGCAGTTATGCAAAGCAATTGAAGGCAAGTGGACTGACAGAGGCTCGACACCACCTAAAGAACTTATCGGGCCTTTGGAGATGGCTAAGCACGTGCTGGCTGATGAGGATTCAGACTTTGACGCTTTGCTCTATGCTAAGTTGGGAGTTGATAGGGTTGTGCAGGAGGAAGTTCATTGATGGCTAGCTGTGATTTATTCTGCGAAATGCCTCGTGAGTTCCTAGGATAAGTTCCGTCTTCTCTATATGATCCAATGCAGCCTGCAAAGTTCTCTGGTAAGCCTTAATCACTTCAATCGCTACTTCTATATCGCCTTTGCCTATAACATCCGTTTGCAGGAGATAATCTAGTTGGTCATCTATTAGGCGTGGGTTCTCTGTTACTTTGAATTTCATGGGAATCCTTTCAAACTAGTAAAGCCAAATTACCGGCTTTGTCTCTCTGTTGTCTACATGAACAAAATTAGATCCCATACCAATGCCGGTCATTCCTGCTGATAGAGCTGCTGATACTAAATCAAATCTGTCTACCGCTGACCTCATGCGGATATCTGCTGCCTTGCCTTGGATGTGAAGCGAGGAAACTGATCCTCCTATCTCTCTGTTATGTTTTCTGCATCGATAGCCGCTATTGATATGCATTGGCTTGCCGTAGGAATCTCTCATTTTCTGAAGCATGAGCATGAATTGAACTGTCATTGGTTCTTTGTCGAGTTCGCAGCCACAAGGGCAAGAGAATTCTTCAGAGGTAAAGTTTTTAGTTAGTTTCATCTTAGCTCCTAAGAAATAGACCGGGATAGTTAGTTCTACCCCGGCCTTACCCGTAGGCGTCGGTTCTACGGAAGAAATAAGCGCCAACAACCTAACGGGACACGAACGGTCAAGGAGGTCTCGACAGTTGTTACCAGCTAAGTCATCGGTATCTAAATGATAGCATTTAGTTTGTGGTTTCGTTTTCTGTTATGCTTGTGGTAATCATTATCTAAATACTTAAAGATATTGGCCGATAATCCCAGTGGGATAACCAATGAAGGAGGATGCCAGTGGCTGACTCGAAGATAAAATTGCCAAGTGGTGACATAGCAAAAGTTTCAAAGTCGGATATGGATTCTGTCTCTGGGTATAAGTGGTACGTTAGAACGTATCCCAATTCTAAGTACGTGAGAAGTTCTGAAGTAGATTCATCTAAGAAAACAGTTCTGATGCATCATGTTATTTTGGGTAAACCTCCTAAAGGCTATGTAGTAGACCATATCAATGGCAATGGCTTAGACAATCGCAGAGAGAACCTTAGATTCGTGACGCGAAGCCAGAATGCTATGAATGCTCGTGGCAAGATAAATAGCAAAACAGCAAAAGGTGTTAGCTATTGCAATAAGCATAAGAAATACAGGGCTAGGATAACCAAAGACTATAAAACTCATTTCATTGGTTACTTTGAAACTGAAAATCAGGCGGTAGCAGCATACAACAGTTGTGCTAATAAAATGTTTTCAGGTTATTGGCTTCCTAGCGAGGTGAAGAAAAATGGCTGATTCTACGCAGAAAAGAATGATAACTGAGAAAGAGATAGAGCAGATTGAAAAGATGTCTGGTCTAGGAATCACGCTAGCTCAATGCGCTGCTATTATCGGCGTTTCAAAGAAGACTATAGAGCGTAGAGTCAAGGATCAGCCTGAGCTGGCTGTCGCAATAGAAAAGGGCAAGGCTCTGGCATTGTCAGAAGTGGCTAAGACTGCATATCAACTCGCAACGTCTGGTAAGTGCTATCCTATGACGATGTTTTTTCTTAAGTGTCGTGGTGGCTGGTCTGAAACCGATGCTGTAGATGAGAACCAAAATAAATACAAGGCACCAACGTCACTAACTAGGGTTGCATGAAACAGAACCCCAAGCAGGTTGATGCTTTCAATGATCCCTCACGTCACCGCTACTTAAACTGTGGCAGGCGTGGGGGTAAAACTTTCATCCTAGTAGAAGAACTATTACGTTCAATAGACCAAGCTCCTTACCGTAACGAAGTAGTCTACATCGGACCTACTAACTCCCATGCCAAAGAAGTTATCTGGGAGCCTATCGAAGATGCTTTAGACGCTCTCGGATGGAGATACAAAGCTCAAGTTTCTAAGCAGCGTTTCGAGTTGATGGGTAAGCGAAAGATTTACGTTATCGGTGCGGAGAAGATATCGCGCGTACGTGGTCGCCCTCTACACTTCGCAGCACTAGATGAGTTAGCCTATTTCAATTCTGATTTAGATGATGTTTGGAGAGCTGTTAGACCTGCTTTATCTGATACCAAGGGTAGGTCAATCGTTGCGACTACACCCGATGGGAAAGGCTCGCAGGCTTATGAGTGGTTTATCAAAGCGCAGACCGATCCTCAATGGTCGCTTCATACTTGGCACACACTAGATAATCCATGGATAGACCCTGATGAGATTGAAGACGCCAAGCGTGAATTGGATGAGAAGTCATTTAGGCAGGAATATCTGGCCACGTGGGAGTCGTTTGAAGGTCTGGCTTATTACAACTTCGATGAAGAAACCCATGTTAGGAAGCAGCCGGATATTAATTATTCCAAAGCCATACATATGAGTTTTGACTTCAACGTCAATCCCACAACTCTGCTACTATCCCAGAGATATGGCGATACTTTGAGATACAAACAAGAGTATAGCCTCAAGCATTCATCGACAGAGGCAACAGTCCATCAATTTTGTAATGATTTTAAAAACAAAGCCGAATACATTAAGATAAAAATACGGGGTGATGCATCGGGGAAGAGTAGGAGTAGTACGACAGGGAAGTCAGACTACCACTACGTAGAGGAGATACTTAAATCACATGGTTTTAATTATGTGATAGAGATACTCCCTAAGAATCCGCCGATTGTTGACCGATTGAAACATGTGAATGGATGGCTAAAGCCTGTGGCTGGCAACCATAGAATCGAGATAGACCCTAGTTGTAAGGACCTTATCCGAGATTTATCGTCGCAGGAACTCAATGGGAGACATCCAAGCGACAAGAACAACCTTGGACACAAGGCAGATGCACTAGGGTATGATGTTTATTATGAACACAAAATCGGCGATCGAAAGAAAAGTCGAACCTTGGAGCTATAGCCAATGCCATTAGAAGATGTTGCCAAAGACATAATCCATGATATCCAAAAGCCATCTTCAGTGGCGCTAATCGAGAACAACAAAGCTCTATTCGATATCTTTGAAGGCGAGCTTCTGCCTATCGTTCTAGAGAAGATGAAAGGTCAGCTATCTCCACAGTCATACAAGTATGCGAAACAACGGGTAGCTCCTATCAATGTTCTAAAGAGGATCATCGATAAGCTATCTAAGATTTATCAGCAGAATCCTACTCGTGAGGTCATTGACGGCTCTGACCAGGATAAGGAGTTAGTCGCCTGGTATGAGGAAACGCTAGGGGTAGATGAGCTATTCAATCAGTCTAACGAGTTCATGAATCTCCAAAAGAATAACCTGATAGAGCTATTTGTCGATGAGGGTATGCCTAAGATTAGGACCTTCTCAGCGCATCAGTTCTGGGTCTATTCTACTAACAAGGTAGATCCAACTCAGCCAACGCATATAGTCACATATGACAGCGACCACAGCGCCAACATGGGTAAGTCAGATAAGCTTAGGATCTATTCGGATGATGACTTTGCTATCACAGATTCTCACGGCAAGATTCTGCCTGAAGAAATGATGATGCTAGGCAACCCAGACGGTATCAATCCCTATGGCATTCTGCCTTTCGTCTATGTGAATCAATCGAGAAACCTGCTTATTCCTAAGCCAGATACCGACACTGTGGAGATGACTACCCTTATCCCGATCCTGCTGACTGACCTAAATCATGCTGTTCAATTCCAGTCTTTCTCTATGATGTATGGGATCGATGTAGATGTAGGAGAGATTGCTAGAACGCCGAATGCTTTCCTAGACCTCAAGTCAGACCCTCAATCTGAGAAGCAGCCACAGATAGGCACTATCAAGCCGGAGGTAGATATCGACCAAGTGCTAGGTCTAATCGCTTCTGAGTTTTCTCTATGGCTAAACACGAGAGGTATCAAGCCCGGATCTATCGGTCAGCTCAACAGAGACAACTTTGCTTCAGGCGTTTCCAAGATGATAGATGAGATGGATATCTCTGAGAACCGTCAAAAGCAGGTAACTATCTACCGCAATGTAGAGAGAAAGTTCTGGGATCTTCTCCTATTCCATATGCATCCATTCTGGGTAGCTAATGGCATGGTAGAGAACAGGCATCTATTCAGCCCTAGAGCTAAGGTTGTGACTAACTTCAAGCCTCAAGTTCCTATGATGAACAGAGGGACTTTAGTCAAAGACTTAGCTGATGAGATTGCTAGCGGGTTCACTACTAAGAAGCGGGCTATCAGGTCACTCAATCCTCATATGTCAGAAGAAGATGCTGACCAGCTAATCAGCGAGATAGAGCAGGAACGTCAAATCATTGTAAACGGAGTAGATGATGGCTTGGCAACGGATCAGAATAGACCTACCGAGTAAGTTCTCGAAAGACGACAGGGTTGCTATCGCCTCCGAGATTATCGACCACATCAAGGATAGAACACAGAACGCTGGCAAGGGATTCTATCAAGAAACGGGTAGAGAAAGAAAGTTCCCTCCCTACTCCAAAGCATATGCGAAGGCTAAAGGGTCTAACAAAGTAGATTTGACAGCTTCAGGTTTCATGCTGGAATCAATGAAAAGAATTTCAGATAAGCCTGATAGCATCTTAATAGGCTTTGAGAATGGCACGTTCGACAATGACAAGGCTGAATGGAACGCTACAGGCGATTATGGTGACGGACCAGAAGCAGGCAGGGCTAGACCGTTTCTTGGTATTCTGAAGAAAGACTTAGATGAGATAGTTAAAAAATACGAGAAAGCTGATTAAATGGCTAAGTCACCAAGAATACAATTGAATGATGTTGTGAAGCGGCTAAATACCGTCTTTCGTGGAGGCTCTGGTCAAAAGCAAAAAGACTTCCTAAAAAAGATGGGATTAGCTTCCATCGATATCATTGTAAAGCGCACTAGGAAAGGCTTTGGGGTTGCTAGGACTGGTGGTAACAGGAAGAAATTAGCCAAGCTTTCTAAGAGCTATAAGGCTTTTCGCAAAAGAAACAAAAGCAAGCTGTCAAAACACACCAGCCCTACCAAATCTAATTTAACATTTACCGCACAAATGCTAGATAGTGTTAAGATATTAAAATCAAATGATTCAAGTTTCGAGATTGGTTCATCTGGCAGGAGGTCGGATGGCAAGCGCAACGCGGATGTTTCCCGATGGGTTTCTGCTAAGCGACCCTTCATGAACCTGGGCAGGAAAGAGATTACTGACCTGACTAAGTTTATGGAGAAGGAATTTCGAGATAGAATCAAAAAACAATTTTAGGAGTTATGATGACAGAGGCTAATGATTCCGTGAATCAATCCGATGTTACACCAAATGCTTCAGCCAGTGGCGAAGGTTCTGCTAGTTCAGATACCGTGAAGTACGAAACCTACAAGAAAGTTCTCAGTGAGAAAAAACGTAGGGATGATGAGGTAAGAGAGTTAAGGGAAGCGCTCGAAAAGCGTGAGGCAGAAGACAAAGCGAAAGCCGAGTCGGAACTAGAGCAGCAGAATAAGTACAAAGAGCTGTTAGACCTTCGCACAAGTGAATTAGAGAAAGCGAAAGCGGAAGCTAATCACATGCGCGAAAGTAGACAGCAAGCTATGAAGCTCGATAGTTTCTTAGAGTCTTTAGATTCTAAACTGCCAAAGCAATATTGGGGACTAGTAGATCTAGACGCCATTAAGCTCAATCCCGATACTCACGAAGTAGATGATGGAAGCGTAGCGTCAGCGGTAGAAACCTTTCGCAAGGCATACCCTGAAGTGCTGCTTAAGAAATCAACTACTACAGGACTACCTTCATCAGCACCCAGTGGGACAGCAGCAGCAACAAGAGGCGATGTTCAATATGCGAACTTGCCGACTGCCGAGAGGAATCGGATTCTAGCTGCTGAATTACTTAGTTTAAAAAAGGCTTAGTTTTTTCACACAAATTTATCATGGAGAGATAAATCATGGCTGATATGGGTTTAACTGAAGTAGCGGCTACCGTCGAAGAACGGATTAGCGCTCAGATTCAGATGCAATTAATTGAGACAGCGAAACTTATTGGTACTGTTCAGAACTTCTCTGCTTTGGCGCAGAAGGGTAATGACGTTATTAAAGTTCCTCGTGCCGGTAATTTCACAGTTCAAGATAAGGCAGAAAACACTGCGGTAACTCCACAGGTTCTCACCTATGCGACTGATGACATGACTCTAGACAAGTACAAGGTCATCCAAGTTCTACTTGAAGACGATGCAGAGCTTAATGCTAAGCCTGACATTGTTGCAGACATCATTGGTCGAATGGCTAAGCAGATGGCATTGCAAGTTGATACTGATATCGTTGCTGCATTGGAAGCTACTTCTGCTGCTGCTCCTGACCATCGTATCGCTTATGCCAACGCTACTAGCTTAGCTCAGGCTGACATCTTGGAAGCGCGGCGATTGCTTCACATCCAGAATGTTCCATTCAATGAGTGTTTCTTAGGAGTCTCCCCTGGGAGTGAGAAAAATTTATTGGCGATAGCCGATTTTGTTCGCGCCGATTCTTACGGCGATGCTGCTGGCCTTCGCATGGGTGAGCTTGGCAGAATCTACGGTGCTACTGTAGTTATGTCTAACGAGTTCGATGATGCTAAGACTATTGTTTGGCATCCTACTCACGCTGGCTTTGCTATGCATAGAGAAGCGCGATTTGAGCAAGACCGTCAACTAGACAAGCTTGCTAATCTTTATTCTGTATCTCAGAAGTACGGAACTCTGACTATGGATTCAGGCAAGCGAGCTGTTCTTTTAGGATCTGCTACTTAATACATTTAAAAATGCAGGTGGCTATCATCTCACGGTGGTAGTCATCTGCTTATATTTGTGAGAATCCATGGCAGGCAAAACGGTCTACAAAGCTCCGAGATACGTCAAGGCAGCTAACCCAGACGCGCTAATCGTCGCAATGGTGAGAAACAACTTCGCTAACGGTATCGAGTATCACTACTTCAATATCGGTAAGCAGGATGATTCTTGGTATGCATGGTTTCTTGCTGATGTTGGGGATCTTCTAACCATGAGGGTTTCTGATACAGATGGGTGACTATACCTATACAGCGATACCCTGCGACGTCAAAACTCTTGAGTTCCAGAAGTTTGATCTAGACGCTGAAGGTAAGGTCATTGTCAAAACGTCTGCTAGCGGATCATTTCAAACCGCTGGACTTAATAGAGATGCAATCGTTAAAGAGGTTGTTATCACTTCTTCTGCTTGGGTTAAGTTGAATGACTTGGTTCTTGGCGAAGGTATAAACATTCAGAATCCTACTGACGGCGCTGGCAATGTCAAAATAAACTACGAAAGCCCTACCCAGAATCTAACAGCACTAAATGCTTTGGGTTACGTAGGTACTGAGATAGTTCCAGGTCAGGAGCGCTTCTATCTTTTAAAGACTGCGGGGATTGTCATTAGTGTATATGCTAAGGCAAAAGATAGCGATGTCACTCTAAACATTGAGCAGATAGGCTAAAATGTGTCTAGTATTGCAACCTCAGCAGCTTCAAGTAGATGGCTTCGCTCTTCCAAGACGGTAGCGGCAAGTTCTACCGAGTCGATATATACAAAATCACTTACGTCTTTTAGGGCTCAGAAAGTAATAATGTCGGTTTTTAATACCGACGAGGCATTATTTCATGGCCGTGAAATCTTTATTTGTCGCAAGTCGGCAGATGTTAAGCATACGGTTTATAATAAGTTAGGGGACAAGATCGATTTTATACTAAGCATCTCGGTCGTTGGTACCGACGTCACGCTCAGTATACAGAACACAGAGGTATTCCCTATCGATGTGGTTCTATTTCGTCTAGACGTTTCATAACTTTAAAGGGGTTACAAGATGAGTCAAGATTTCTTCAGAGTAGAAAAAGGCTTAGAGATCACACAACCGGACGTAGATACCGGCTTACAGGTCATCTCTGGGAGTACTGCGCCTGGTGGCGATGCAGGCGAACAAGATGATGCGCCTATTGGATCGTTATACCTACGCTCAAACGGTCAGCTCTACACTAAGACTGCTGACACAAACGCAACCAGTGACTGGCAAGAGAAGACAAGCGCTAACCTCTCTAGCCTTTCATGGCGCTCAGAGTTGGTTCGAGCTGCTACTAATGACGCTTTGACAGCTGGTAACACAGACCCATCATCATGGACAGATAATGAAGGAACTATAGACCATACTGATTTCGCAATCGGCGAATATGTTTATGGCGATGTAGATGGAACTCCCGCTCTTTGGGAGATCACAGGAATATCTGCGCCTAACATCACGCTTGCTGCTGCATCTGATCCTCTTGCGGCAAATGATACTGTAGTAGTTCAGAACTACTTCCCTGACTCCCCTGCTGGGCAGGAAGGCGCTGCAATCATCACCTATGATGGCACGAACGCTATCAAGGTTGCTGATGTAGATTGGAACTTCGCAGACGGTATCCAAATGGCTTCTGGCTATGCTGCTTCATCGGGAGATGTTTCATCTTCAGATACAGTTAACAGCGCGATCGAAAAGCTTGATGGCAATAACGATGCTCAAGACACCACGTTAGGTACTGCGCAAGGCGCAACTAACATGGGAACTTTCACGGGTACTATTATCACTGATAACGTCAGCGTTAAAGTAGCTCTCCAGGAATTAGAAACTGAAGTAGAAACCAAAGCCGATCAAGTTACTGTTGATGAGATAGATCAAAACGTAGATGACTTAATCACTCTTTCTGGCGTTGCCGAAAACAGCACAGACTTAGGTTCTTTCACTGGTACTACCATTGCCGATAACGAGACTGTTAAAGGCGCATTGCAGGACTTAGAAACTGCATTAGAAGCCATATCGGGCGGCGAAACTGTTACCCAAACTGGCGTAACAACAGTAACTACAATAGATGAAGTTGTTGTAGATGACTTCCATGCTTGCGAGTGGGAAGTTGTAGCATTTGAAGAAGCTGCGCCAGCAGATAAGAAGTACTTCAAGATAACTGGTTTTCATGATGGCACAGCGGCTGCAGATGCAACTTCTGTTAAGGATAAGGTAAATGACAAGATGAACTTCGGTTCATTCAACCTATCTACCAGCATCGACCTAAATGGAGCGGGAGCAGCACAGAGAATGCGTTTGCGTATTTCTAGCACTTCCGCAGGTGTAACTGTTATCGCTAGGAGAACTTGCGTCTAATGGCGATAGATACCACTAGTAGTTTTGTTGTCGATAAGGATGGCCTTGGCGTAACCAAGGAAAATTCTGACGGCGACGAATTAGCTTTATGGATCGGAGGGGGAGTTGACGCTCCCTCTTTTTTAGCTCCTATAAATGCGTACTACTACCGAGAGAACGGTGAGATATACCGTCAAACAGCATCTCCAACCGGCACTACATGGCAGCTACAAGAATCGTCTACCGGCGATGATTTTCATTCAGGCTGGTTCAATGTTATAAGTGGTCAAACAGTTACCATAACAGACAGAAAG